TCTATGCGTAAGGCTGTTGCGTTGGTGACTGCTGTGTGTGATGCTGAACCGCTGCCAATCTGATATGCTTACAACTAAATAACAACTGAATAATACAGGTGGATGACCTGTAATGGTGGTGGGGTGCGCATACCAATGGGTTGCAACAACATTGTGCAAGCCGGACGTTTCCGCCGGAGTCTGTTAGAATCGTTGATAACTACAGAAACCCTATAGATAACGCACACAACAAACAATCATTTAACCCTCGAAAGGGACGAAATGGCAAAGTTGAAGGTTAGTGACGCTAAGGCTGTTGCTGCTGCTGAAGCGTGGATTGGTGGTCCTCGTATTCTTCCTGCGGGTAAGTATGCTGGAAGACTTCAGAAGGTTGTTGAGCGTGATGATACGGACTACGATCAGTGGTCCTGGTGGTTTAATCAGATTCATGATGAGAAGGGTGTGAAGTATCCTGGCGTGCAGTTTCTTCAGACTTCACTTTCTCCTAAGGCTCTTGGCGGCATTAAGGCTGCATTTGATGCTTTCAACAAATCTACTGACACAGATACCGATGACATGGTCGGTGAGTGGGCCGTTCTTTATGTTTCTGTGACTACCCAGACTATAGGTAAGAGGGTCGGGGAAAAGCAGAATCGTGTTGACTCTATTGGCAAGTTCAACAAGGCTGATTGGAAGTTTGACACTTCTCAGGTTGGTCCGGATAAGACTGATCCTGAGTACGCATAACAACCCCTAATCTGAAAGGACACCCGCGTCATTGTGAAATGGCGCGGGTGTTTGGTGGCTTGATATGGTTGATCGTAATGCAGAACTAAGAGCGACTGTGCGTAGGCTTGAGTCTAACGCGAAGCGTAAGATTCGCCGCAACGAACGCAAGGGGTTGGGGAATGTGTCAGCGTTCTCCCCTATTCGTCCCTCAATGGAGGTTGGTTCTCTGAATAAGAGACAGCTCACCGTGTACCAACATCAGCTACAGCGTTTTCAGTCTCGTAAGAATCAATTCCTGTCTGATAGTAATGGTGAGGCTCTACCGTCTCAGGAGTGGAAAAAGTATAAGCAACGTGAGCGTAAGTATTCAGCTCGGGTGAATGCTATCTACGATGAGGTAAAAGGGCTAATTCTTCCTAATGGTCAGTCGATTGCGGATCGTATGACTATCATGACACCCGATCATCCTTCAATGGCTAATCAGGCTGTGAATGCTCTTTTTCGTCCCCCAAACCGAGAGCCTAAACAGGTCAACGGTGTTAGTGCTTTGAAGAAACTTGACAAGAGTCTGGATCGAATGTTGGGTCCTGAATACTTTGACTATCGGCGCAATGCTGACAAGGATGCTATTACTCAGATGCTTGACATGTTAGGTGACGATGAGTTGAAGGATCGTGTGCTGTCCTTGAATGATAAGCAATTCGACACGCTCTGGAATTACACGGAGTTTGTGACTGACATTATCCTCAACTACGAAGCGATCAAAAAGTTTTATAAGGATCACACAAAGAAAGATGATTGGGAAGAGGCTGTAGACAATATGGCTATGGACTCTGCCTATACGCACGTTGACTGGGTTACCAGTCATGTCGATTAGTATCTGGTCAGCCGACTTCGAGACAACAACCGACCCTGACGATTGCCGCGTATGGTTATGGGGTGTTGAAGAGCTGACTACAAGCACACGGCATTGGTGGACTGACATACAGTCATTCATTGACTTCTGTGAGGACAATGACAAGGCACACATCTATTTTCATAACCTAGCGTTTGACGGCTCATTCATCATCGATTATCTCTTGCACAACGGGTTTTATCATGTGCCAGGCAAGAAAGCGCTGAGGAAAAAGAATTTTCACACCCTCATTTCCAAGACAGGGCACTTCTACTCAATAACTGTACGATGGGCAAACGGTAACCGCACAGAATTCCGCGACAGTCTCAAAAAGATTCCCCTCAGTGTAGCCAATATTCCAGAGGCTTTCGGACTCACGGAGCATAAGCTATCAATCGACTATGACGCGCCACGACCGATAGGATATAAGCCGACAAGGGAAGAGCGTGACTATCTCTTTGCCGATATAAGTATTGTGGCTCAAGCTCTAGCCGTGGAGATTTCTCAGGGAATGTCACGGCTTACGGTTGGAGCTGACTCTCTGGCTGAGTATAAGACTTTGATTGGTAAGCGTACGTTTGAGGTTTTGTTTCCCCTTCTTCCATTGTCGATGGATGCTGAGATTCGCCAGGCTTATCGTGGCGGATGGACGATTGCTGATGATCGTTTCTCTAAGCGTGTGTTGGGGCCTGGGCGCTCGTATGATGTGAATTCGTTGTATCCATCGGTGATGTATGACAGGTTGTTGCCGTATGATGTGCCGATTTTTCAGTCGGGTCGTCCTCGTGAGGTTGAGGGTTATCCATTGTTTATCACGTCGATTACGTTCACAGCGAAGTTGAAAGAGAATCATCTGCCATGCATTCAGATTAAGAATAGCCCGTTGTTTGTTGCTACCAAGTATCAGGGTGATATTGATGAGCCGATCACTATGGCTTGTACCAATGTTGACCTTGACTTGTGGAATGACCATTACGACCTAGAGATTTTGACCTATAACGGTACATGGTATTTCAAGGGTTTGACGGGCGCGTTCAAAGGTTATATTGATAAGTGGATGAAGATCAAGATTGAGTCTGAGGGTGGTATGCGGATGATCGCAAAACTACACCTCAACTCATTGTACGGAAAGTTTGCTACCAATCCTGACGTGACACCTAAGGTTCCCTACCTAAATGAGAAGGGTGTTGTTCAGCTCAAGATCGGTGAATATGAAGAGCGCCAACCCGTCTATACAGCTATGGGGGTGTTCATCACAGCCTATGCTCGTGACGTAACCATACGCGCCGCACAAGACAACTATGACGTGTTCGCCTACGCTGACACGGACAGTCTCCACCTGATTGTTGAGGATGATCCTGACAACCTTGACATTGACCCGTACCGGTTGGGTGCCTGGAAACACGAAATGTCCTACAGCAAAGCTATCTATGTTCGATCCAAGTGCTACACAGAGCTTGACGTCAAACCCTACAATCTCGAAAAGAATGGTTCCCGATGGGATGGGGACACGGGAGGTGAGAATTATGTCACTCACATTGCAGGGCTGCCAGGTCGTATCGCTCAGCGTGTCACGTTCGAGGACTACACGGAGGATAGGAGTTTCGGAGGGAAGTTGTTGCCAAAGCGTGTGAGTGGTGGTATCGTTCTAGAACAAACACGGTTCAAACTGAACCTTTAAGAAGATGGGACGCATCATGTCGGATTCTGTTGTCAAGGGTAAGCCTGGTCGTAAGCCGCTAAGCCCTGAGGGTGAGAAGCGCGTAACTGTGAGCACGTCGGTCGAAGCTAGTGTGTACGCTGAGCTGGAAGAGATTCGATGGGGTAATCGAATCAACACCATGGGTGAGGTTGTACGCCAGGCCATTGAGCAGTACGTTGCCGCGTACAAGCTTGGTGCACTTGCCAAGCCTCATACCGGTGGACCCGCGCCGGAGTGATGGAAATGACACCAACCATCGGTCGTATTGTTCATTACACGCTTACTGAGATGGATGCTGCACAGATCAATCGTCGTAGGGCTCATCATGCCGTAGACGGTCAGAGGTCTCAGATTCATGTTGGAAATGTTGCTCGTGAGGGTGACGTGTTTCCAATGATGATTACGCGTGTATGGGGTGAAACTCCTGAGAGCGCTGTCAATGGTCAAGTTTTTCTAGATGGTAATGACACTCTATGGATTACGTCTGCAACCGTAGGTGAAGGCCCTCGGCATTATGCGTAGCCTACTGTCTGGAAGTGATCGTGGTTGTCGGCACTACCCATGTACACATCTAGGAATGCACACGTTGGATCGTGCCTGGAGTGTTGAACCTGTTGCAAGGTGATGTGGGAATTGGCTGAGCAACCCCAATTGAAATACCGTCGTCATATCATATGGCAAGCCTTAAATGGCCTGCTGGACTGGCGACACAACAGGTGCCCGGCAGACTCGAACAGTCTGCCGGGTATCGTTGCATATTCGGACGATAAAGGATAAGGTGGCATCATGTTTGAAGACATTCTCGCGCAGCTCCGAAACCCTGATGAGGGTGTGGACTATGCGGCTCTTGCGGATTCTCTGGAAACGCAGGCAACAACTGTTGCACAGGGTTATCAGGCAACTGTTGAACAGAAGGACAAGTCTATCGAGGAGTATATTCGACAGACAGGTGAGCTAAAGGCTCACAATTACACCCTGATGATGAAGCAGAATACCACTGACAAGTCATTGACGCAGAATGTTCAACCTCCCAATGAATCCACAATGAGTGGAATCAAAGACTTGTTCTGAGAAAGGAACACTTAAATGGCTGTCACCCTAATGCCGTTGAAGCGAACGGATAACGCTTCCATCCTCGATGCTATCCGAGCTGAGCAGTCGGATTTGTACCTTTCGCGCATTCCTGAGGCTACACAGGGTGGTATTCAGGCAACGCTTGAAGCGCTCACGGAATTCCGGCCTCAGATGAACGAATTCATTTCGTCCCTCGTGAACCGTATCGGAACCGTCATTGCCCGTAACAACTCCTGGTCGAATCCTTTCGCACCATTCAAGAGGGGTATGTTGACCTACGGTAACACGATTGAGGAGATTCAGGTTGGACTCCTCACGGCCCATGGGTATGAGCCGGATCGTGATTCGATGGAGGAAATGCTCTTCGGTACTGAGGTTCCGGAAACTAAGTCTCTCTTCCATTCGATCAACCGTCAGAACGTGTACAAGGTTACTGTTAACGACATGCTCCTCAAGCGTGCGTTTATTGAGGATGGTGGCCTTAGTGCATACGTGAATCAGCTTCTCGTCACGCCTACCACGTCGGACAATCTTGATGAGTTTCTGCTCATGACCAAGTTGTTCGCTCTGTATGAGCGTCTGGGTGGTTTCTTCCATGTTGCTATTCCTGACGTTGGTTCAGACTACAGCACCCCTGATGATGCGAAGGCTGCGCTTCGCAAGATTCGCTCCCTGTCGGCAACGCTCAAGTTCATTTCGACTCGATACAATGCGGCGCATATGCCTATTTCGGCACAGCCGGAGGAGTTGATTCTTTTCACGACTCCTGAGTTTGAGGCAGCTCTCGACGTTGAGGCTCTGGCAGCCGCGTTCAACATTGACAAGGCGAATATCAAGCCGCGAATCATCACCATTCCTCAGGAGTTTTTCGGGATTGATGGTTGCCAGGCTATTCTCACCACGGCAGAGTTTTTCGTGTGTGCGGATACACTGCTTGAGGTTGCATCGCAATTCAACGCGTCGAACCTGAACACGAATCAGTTTCTTCACCATCACTCGATTATTTCCACGAGCCTGTTCGCTCCGGCAATCATGTTCACGACGAACGCGAATGATGAGATTGTGATGACTCCTCCGAATGTCACCACTGTTTCGGCGATCACTGTTGAAGCTGTTGATGGGGTGGTTCCGACGACTGTTGAGCGTGGCGGAATGATGGGTCTGCTGGCTGAGGGTATTGATGCTAACGGCATCATCAACTCTGGTGTCAAGTGGGCTGTCACAGGCAATGTGTCCATGTGGACGTACATCACTCCTCAGGGTGTCCTTCATGTGGCACCGAATGAGACTGCGGCGACGCTCACCGTGTACGCGTACGCTTCGTGGGTTAATCCTACGAACGTCCGTAACAACCCGCCTGTGTCGTCTCTGGTGGTCACTCTGGCAACCTCGCCTGCGGCGAACGATCTGTGGCCTGAGACTGGCGTGGTGTCCGGCATCATGATCGCTGGAACTCCGATTCCCGCGTTCGCGGTTGGTACTCTGACGTACGCATACAACGGTGGTCCTGCTCTGACAGCTCTCGCTGTGAAGGACATTGTTGTGGAGTCGTCGGGTGTGTCGGTTGTTGTGACCGTGGTTGCGGTTGCTGGTGGTTGGACCGTAACGATTGTCACCGATGCGGGTATCAATGCCGCTCCGGTGACTTACACGGTGAACGTGACTCACGCATAGTCAAACCGCAAATTGAATGTGGGGTGGAGAGTATGAGTCTCCACCCCACATTCACATATCTAGAAAGTGAATGATGAACCAAATTAGCGACTTGCCTGGTGACACCTTTGCTGGACTAGCCTTCAACTATCTTGTGTGGACTGCCAACACTGACGCTCTGTTGTGCTCTGTCCCCTGGAATAGCGACTACCGTGACATTGTACATTTCGACAGTCAATCAGCTATCGACTTGTACCTGCAATCAAATGCAGGTCCCCACATCATTTTCAACACTATGACGTTTGCACGTCCTGGTGTGCCGATCAAGATTTCCCTACCCTACGATCAGTGTTATGCATACAATTATCTGAGGGTGCGTAACAATGCTCTTCCCGTGTCCTTGGGTGGGGGTAAGACCTTCTACTACTTCATCACCGACGTTCAGTATCTTGCGCCGAACACAACGCAGCTCACGGTTCAGCTTGACGTGTGGCAGTCATTCGGACGTGACGTGACATTCGGCAACTGTTATGTAGAGCGCGGGCATGTTGGTATTGCCAACACCAACAACGCTCTGGATTACGGTCGTCAGACGATGATTGTTCCTGAGGGTATGGACTTGGGTAATGAGTATCAGGTTACGTACCAGTATGAGAAGACTCTTGCAAACAGTGCCGTGCCTCTCTACGCGAATACACCAAACCCTCTCGCGTACGATATTCTCGTATACTCCACAACCAATCTTGACGGACCATGGGGTACCTTTGCTGCACCTGTTTTGAGCACGGCCACTGGGTCAATGTTTGAGAATACCCCGGGTGCTATGTCTGTGTATTGGTTCGATGATAATGCGGCATTTGAAATGTTTCTAGCTATGGCGAGTGGCTATCCATGGATCACCCAAGGAATTGTCTCCGTCACAGCCATACCTTCCATGGCGGCATACTTCGACACTACAGGCATGGACACAGCTGCCAACGGAACAACACTGGGTGGTATCACCAAGGTTAACGTTCCTCCTGACGGAACGTTCTGGTATTACAAGATTATGTCCGGTCGAATCCCTCAATCGGTGTACGCGCTTTCTGATAACACCTGGCGTCAAAGGCTGATGGACTACATCAATGCACTGTTTCCTGGAATGTATACTAATCTAACCAAGTTTCTCACATACCCATACAGTTTGGTTGAATTCACGTCGTATACTGGAATGCCTTTAGTGCTCAAGCCTGAGTGTATTCCTACGGACACCATTTCTGTATTGCAGTCAACACATTTGGCTCAGCCCGGTCCGCGTGTAACGTTCGCACCCTATCGGTACAATGCAACTGCTGGTAGTCCTCCTCCGACTGATCCTAATGGTGGTTTCGGTTCTGATGGTGGTGAATACCTGGATATGACCACAGGTATCACTAACTTCCCCACATACCCTATTGTGAACAACAGCTATCTTGGGTATATCGCATCGAACAGGAACAGCATTGCGTATCAGCACACGTCTGCTGACTGGTCACAGCAACGTGCTTTGTCTGGTGCGTCGGCTGAAGCCTCGAATGTTGATCAGGCTATTTATGCTGGTGCGGGACAGGTGAATAATCAGATTGCTCAGAACCAGAACACGCGAGATTTGTCTATTAGTACAACCGCAAATCAAGCTGCTATTGGTGTGGGACAGGCTGGCATTAGTGGTTTGTCTTCCATGGCTAGTGGAAATGTTGTTGGGGGTGCAATTCAAGGGTTGGGAGGTGCTGCTGCTCAAGCGCTGTCTGGCATGAATAACATGAACCAGTTAAATCAACAGGCTAACATCAATAACACTGCATTGAGCACTGGCTGGGGATACTCTAAAAACCAGATGGGTAATGTTCGTGATACCAACCTTACCTATGCTCAGTATGCGGCTAAGGGTGATTACGGTAATGCGATTGCCGCGATCAATGCCAAGGTTCAGGATGCCAAGCTCATTCAGCCGACAACCTCCGGTCAGCTCGGGGGCGATGCGTTCCTGCTCGCAACTTTCCAGTGGGGGATCACAGCGAAGGTGAAGATTGTAAGCAGGAATGTGATTCAGCAGATTGGCGACTTCTGGATGCGTTACGGCTATGCTGTGAACAGGTTCGTGAATATGACGTCACCCACCATGTCTTTCCAGTGCATGAGCAAGTTCACGTATTGGAAGATGCGTGAGACGTATATCATTTCTAGTGGGGTTCCTGAGGGTTTCCGGCAGACAATCCGGGGAATCTTCGAGAAGGGTGTAACCCTGTGGAATAACCCGAATGACGTTGGACAAGTAAGCATCTATGACAATGTACCGAATGGTGGTATCACACTATGACACGAAAGCAGTCTAATTCTGATTCATTGTATGAGGCGATGAATCCTGTACGACTCACGAACACCATTATGGAGAGAATGTATCTCCGACTGTTCGGTGAGCTTGCCACGAACAGGTTCAAGTGGACAGGATTGCCGAAAGAGATTGATCCGCGCTTTGTGGAGTTGACACTCTATATGCGTGGAATGTCAGTGTTTTTCTTCGACAACGATAAGATTGCCCGGATGCAAGTTGATGGTAAGCCTGCCTATGACAAGTATATGTGTTTGCGTGGTAGTGGCTTTGGTGGTCTTGACATGTATGACAACTATGCCAAATATCTTGCGTTCGGTAACACGATGATTAACAGGACTCTCGAAGCTGACGAATGTGTTCCCATCTGGTGCAACACTATGCGCATTCCTGACTATGACGTTATCACCACATACGCGCATAGGCTCACAGTGTTTGATCGGTCGATTGACTCTACTGTGGCTCTCATGCGTACACCACTCATCATTGCTGTTGAACAAAGCCAGCGTTTGAGTGTTCTGAATATGTGGCGTCAGACACAGGAGGGTCAACCTGTCATTATTGGTTCTCCTGAGATGATGAAGACTATTCAGGAGGGTATTGCAGTCTTTCCTGTAGGTGCTCACGGTCAGACACTTCACGACTTGCAGATCGGAAAGACTCGCGTATGGAATGAGGCAATGACTTTTCTTGGTATCAATAGTGCGAATCAGGAGAAGAAAGAGCGTTTGGTTGCGGATGAGGTTTCAGCGAATGATAAGCAGGTTGAGGGTTTTCAGAATTCTGCTCTTGGTGCTCGCAAACTAGCCGCTGAGCGTATCAACGAAATGTTTGGTTTGAGCGTTGAGGTTGAATGGAATGAAGCCGTTAATGAAATGTTGACCGATGAGCCTTCACTTGGTCAGCAAGACATTCAAGACAATAACGATAGCAAGAAAGAAAACAGGTGACCCATGGCTGCTACGTTCACAACGCTCATCAGAGATTTGGTTGCTGGCAGTTGGTACCCACCGCTGGACAACTATCCTGTCTTCGATGAGGCATACCGCCCCCTTCTCAACACCAAGATTGTTCGACATTATATGATGCGCGAAATTGGTTGGGAAACGATTGAGCTGTTCGAGTATGCACTCGAAACCAAAATGGGTGAAATCATGCCTATGTACAACCAACTCTATCTGACATCTCAACTGGTATTTGACCCGATGAAAACCATGTCGTTCACGGATGTGATGACTGGATCACTCAACATCATCGGCCACGGCACGGAGGACACGACTTCCGACACGAACACAACCTCTGGGACTGACTCCTCCGTCAAGTCTCGTGTGGTGGGGTCTGACACTCCTCAAACGCGGCTTGCAGGTGATGAGGACTATGCCAGTGGCATGAGTGACACGGTGAGCTCTAGCGGAGCTACAGCCACGAGTGACGCTAAGGGTACGGCTGGGGGGGT